GACGGCGCCGATGGCGACGGTTGCGTTCGACAGGAAGGTTGTGGTGGCCATGTGGCTCCTTTGGTTAGTTTCGCCTGGAGGCGATGCGGACGGTGAGGTCGTAGGCCGGGAGTTCCTGGCTTCCGATGATGGCCAATGATGGTTGGCCGCTGGTGACGGCTAGCCCTTGATCTGCCATGAGGGTGTCAATGGTGGTTAGGAGCCAGTCGGCCGAGTCTTGGTTGCCGGGTGGGGCAGCCAGTACCCGGAGGGTGAAAGTGAGATCGCCCACGTTGTAGGTGAAACTCGTGAAGGTTGGGAGCTCGACGAATACGGTGAGTGGGCGGGCGTTGCGGGGGTCGGTGACGGGCACGAGGCCGAGCGCGGTGATGCGGTTGATGATCGCGGTTCGCGCTTCTGCGAAGATGCCTGTCGCCGCCACTTCAAGCCACCTGGCTCCTGTTGATGCCGAGCAACTGGTGGATTCGACCCATGTTGAAGCCGGTGGTGGACGGCGTCATTACCTCAAAGGTTTGGAATGAGTCGATGGAGCCGCGTTCCCGGTACAGGGCGGCCGCGTAGAGCGTGGTGCCGAGGGTGACGTCGCTGGACGGGCTGGTGGTGGCCGAGTCGGTGTAGCCGGCCTCGACGCGCTTACGGAACGCCCAGGCGTTCGCAGCGGCGACGCATGTGGCGATGTAGGCGGTGTCGTTGGCCGTGGCTGTCGCAATGCCGAGGAATTGTTCGACGTTGGCCGAGGTGGTCCAGGTACAGGTGATCGACCAGGTGAGCGTCCCGAACGGGTCGGCTGCGTCGCGTTCGACGGGATCGCCCGCGTCGATGTAGGCCAACTGGTTCGGGATAACCACGTCCGTGTTGAACGTCAGATCGCCTTGGTAGCTGACTCCCGTGAATAGGAACTGGGGGACAGCGATGACGGTGAATGTGCCATTCATGCCGTCCCCCAGCCCTGCCACGGTGATCGACTGCCCGACAGCTATGTCGGTCTCCGTGAGGGTCTGAATCACGACGACGTCATCCAGCCGCATGCGGTGGGAGATGTTGAACGTCGCCATGATTCAAGTCCTCAATTCAGGTCAGACGATGGCCATCTTGATGAACTTGCTGGCGTCGATCATCTTGGCGGCGAAGTAGCCGCGGAAGGCGATCGTGCGAGCCAGCAGGCTCGGGTTCTCGATAGACACGAGGCCCTTCTGCTGTTCCCAGCACTCGAACCCGTCAGCGTTGCCGACGATGAGTGTGTTGGCTGCGAAGTTGCGGTCGACGACGACGCGGAGGCCGAAGGCGTTGGCTTCGTAGCTGGTGGGCTCCATGGTGCCAAAGGCGTTCATCGGGCCCGAGATCGGGAACAGGGGACGCTTTGACGTGTCCGACAGGCGCCCGAGGCGCTGCCACATGTTCGTGTCGACGAAGATGTGGGTGGGCAGGTTGCCGTTGGAGTTCTTGATGATTTCGGCGGCTGCCCAGTAGACGAATTCGGCCCACTTGGCCGGGTCGCCGTAGTCGGCGTCGTCGAAGTTGAGGGTGTTGGTAGCGCCGGCCACAAGGGCGTCGGCTGCGACGTCGTCGGTCTGGTTTGCGTAGATGCGGGCCATGTCGTCGACGAGGGCGCCAAGCACTTCGGGGCTTGACCAGTCGATCGACGCTTCGGACAGCTCAACGTAGCCGCCGTAGATCGCCTTGGTGATCTGGACGTCGTCAACGACGAAGGTGCCGGACTGGATGGTGGTTCCCTGGGTGACGGTGCCGATTGACGTGTGGGTGGTCACGACGGGGCGGATGAACACCTTGCCGGACTGCGGCATGGCGCGGACCGAGACTGCGTCAACGACCGGGCGCAAGCCGCGGAAGTTGTTGTAGATCGGGCCCTGGACGGGTGTGGGCATGACGCCGTCGAGGTCGCCGGTGGTGACGTCGGGTGCGGCTGCCTGGATGCGGGCCGAGAGTTCTGCGAAGCGGCTGCCACCTTCGACAGCTGCGGCGATCCATTCGCCGGGGGACGGCATCTTGAACTCGCGGCGCGGTTCCGCGTACAGCGGCACCGTGGGGATGATGGCCGGGGCAGCAGCCTCGACCGGGGTGTGGTTGTCCATTGAGTCCTCCTCGGGCTCTGGGGTTTGGGTTTCTTCGGTTTCGTCGGGCGTGTCGTCCTCGGGGCTCGAGGCGGCAACCTTTTCGATGCGGGCCTGCTCAAAGGCGGGTTCCGCGACGATCGAGAGTTCGGTCCAGCGACCTTCCTCGACGATCATGGTTCCTTCGTTGTTGAAGGAGAACTTGGTGGGCACGACGCCAACGCTGACGGAGTCGTAGGCGCCCATGAGTAGCAACGCCATCGTGTCGTTCGCAGCTGCCGTTTCGGCGAGCTTGGCGGTGAACATCATGCCCTCGGAAGTGTTGACTCGCTCGGTCACCAGGCCACGAACCTTGGCCGGGTCATGCGACTCGAGCAGACGCGGCGGGCGGCCGTCCTCGGGCAACGATCCCGGCATGAACATGACTTTGGTGCCGAGCGAGTCAACGGTGGCAACATTCCACGGTACGGCGAGTCCTGTAATGGACCGCGACGGCTCGGCAGCGGTTCGAGCGGCGTCGATCGTGAAGGTGCCCGATGTGAGTGTGAGTTTTGTTTCAGTCATTGGAGTCCTCGTACATCCGATCGGATGTTGGTGTGGTGACGAGTGGTGATTCGACTAGGTCGTTGTCGCCGAGGTAGTCGTCGAGGTCGAACTCGACGTGTTTGCCGGCCGGGAGCACGTTGTTGCCGGAAAGCGTTTCTTGAATACAGTCGAGGTAGGGCTTGGCGCCGAATAAGTAGAGGTCTTGCCGGGCCTGAAGCGCATTGTTGTACGTCATGCCACTACCTGTTGGTGCGCCGACGAGATAGGGCGGGATGTTGGCGAGACGCGCCAGCTCCAGGGCCTGATACTGACGCGCCTCTACCAGCTGGAGTTTTGAGGGGTCGGATTGGAATTCGTGCCATTCGACGAATTCGTTGAGTGCGCCGATGGCGTTGCGTTGACGAGCTGCCGACCATGCGGCCGCGAGTTCCGACAAGTCCTCGGCGCTCATGGGTTCCCCCCCGCGCTGCTGGAGATAGCCACTACTGATCTCGTTGACCGCAAAGCGGCGGGCCGCGTTGTCGAGTTTGTAGGCGGTGTCGATCGCAGCTGCGCCGGAGTAGACGATGCCCATCATCGGAGCGAGGAACTGAACGAGGTTCTTGGAGTCGACCTCGACGCCGTTGAACTGAACCTGGTCGGAGGGCTGGAACCAGGCCGGGCCACCTTGGTCGAGGGTGGTGATGTTCGCCGCGGGGAGCCACTTGAACGATGCGGGGAAGCCGGTGGAGTAGCGGCCGGTGATGAGCCAGAAGGCGCGGCCGTAGAACAGCAGGTCGCTGAACGTGTTGGCCATGATGAAGTTGCGGGTGACGGCCGGGTCGGGACGGGTGAACCAGGACTCGCCCTCAACGTAGATCTTCTCGTATTCCTCCTCCTGCGGGTCCCAGGCCAGGCGGTAGGCGCGAAGATCAAGGCAGCCGATCATCGAAGCGATCAGGTCGCGGGCGCGTGAGATCGTCGGCAGCTGGAGGGCGCGGAGTTCGCCGGTACCGACGGTGTAGGTGTACGTTGCGTTGATGGTGGCCTGTTGAGCGGCGCCGGCCTGTGCGCGGACGTCGACGCCAAAGGCGGGCGTCATGTTCCGACGCGAGAAGAGTCCCACGACGCGGAGTCTATCCCCAGCCTGTGGACAAAGTGTGGATGGTCAGTACGCGGCGAACGCGGGTTTCTGCCGGGTCGTCGGTCGGGCGGCCAATGCGGCGGCCCATACCATCGCTCGAGCCAGTTCGATCGGGCCGGGAGACTTCTGCGACGACAGGACGATCGAGTTGTTGGTCTTGACCGCGACGGCCCGGTTGACGTGCTCGGCCAAGGCGACCGAGCCATCGTGGCGAAGCCGGCCCTCAAGGATGAGCGATCGGACGGTGGGGGTGAACTTGAGTAGCTCGCCGTAGCCGACGATGGTCATGCGACGGCGAAGATGGGGCGGGGCCAAGACCTCAAGGCCGGGGGTGACGGTGAGGGCGATGGTCGGGTCGGCCATGACGCGCTCGATCTCAACCCAGCAGGCGTCGGCGTTGTCGACGGTGAACTCGACCGATGCGTGGACAAGGCCGTCTGCTTGAGCGCAGCGCACTCCAACGTATCTGCCTTCGTCGACGGACGCTTCGACGCTTAGAACGCCTCCTATGGGCCTCTGCGGGGCTTCTAGGGGCTCCCAGGTGCCGACAGGTAGCCAGGCTTTGGCGGCGGCGACCCATAGGTTCAGGTGGGCCCGGAGGAACGCGGCTCGATCACCTCCGTCGGCGGCTGCCTCGAGCGCGTCCCAAGTGACGGTTGTGCCGAGGGCGGGGTTGGCCCAGGGCCACCAACGCCTGTCGTCGGGGTTGATGCCGGGTGGCGGTGACCATTCGGCGAAGAACAGGCGGCCGGGTCGGCCGGCGTCAATCGCCGCGATCGCCTGTTCCCGCAGCTTGAGCATGAGGGTGGAGGACTGGTCGCCGGCCGTGGACCACATGGACAACAGCGGATTCTTGACGGCGATCATGGACGGCCGGAGCGCGTCAAAGATGACCGACGGGGCGATGTCCCACACTTCGTCCACCAGGATCAGGTCAAGGGTGAGGCCGTGAATGTTGTCCTTGGCCGCCGCAACCCGGAACGTTGACCCGTCGGGCATCGTGACCTGTTGCGAGCCTGCCGCCCACCGGCAGGTGGCGCCAAACTTGTCCTCGAGGAACAGGGCGAGTTCCCGAAACATCGGCATCGACCGGTCAAGCTTGTTGGCGACCAGCAGGACGTTGACCGGCCGACCCCTTCGTCGTGCCTCATCCGCTAGGAACCAGCCGGCCAACGCTCGCAACGCTACAGACTTCCCCTGCTGCCGGCCAGTTGAGATCAACGCCTCACGAAACAGGAAGTCACCCTTCGCATCGACAGCCAGCTGGCCATCCAAAGCGATCTTCTGCCAGGCCATGAGCTCAATACCCATGTACCGGCGAGCCCAGTCGGCTTGGGCAGGGCCAAGAGTCAGATCTGTCGATCGCGGTGTAACCAGCCTCGGCTCGATCTTCCCCGTCAAGGCCCGATAGTCCCCCGTTTGCCCTGCTTCGCCGCCATCTGACCGCTCCGAGAGAATTACAGAAT